TCAGGATTTGGCGGGCGGGACGATGGGGGGCTTGCGGTCGTAGACGGCGACCATCTGCGCACTTTTGTGGCCGCTGGCCGCTTGCTTGTCGCCGTCCGTGTCGGTCACGCCTTTGGCTTTGAGGTCGTGCAAGGAAAAGCGCTGTTGCAGCCCGGCGGCAAGCGCCCGCTTTATCATGCGGTCCCAGGCGGTTTGAACCGTAGTCTCGCGCAGCCTGCCGCCCGAACGGGCGGGGATGATGTGGTCAAGGTGCAGGTTAATCGGGGTGATCTTGCGCGGCAGGGCCAGGGCGGCATCGACGGCGGCGCGCAGGCGCGGCGTCCAGGCTGTGATATTGTCGCGGGAGCCTTTGCGCCGGCGGACATGGAGCCCTGCCGGGAGGACGTCGGCGCGTTGCAGGTCCAGCACTTCGGACAGGCGCATCCGGCAGAGGTAGGCCAGCTCCATAATCGGGGGCAGGTAGGCGTATTCCTGGCCGGCAAAGGCCAGGACGGTCGCGTAAGCGTCGTCGGTGACGTAGATCGTTTTGGGTTTTTCGGGGGCGCGTTCGACTCCTTTGCAGGGGTTGGCCTTGGTGATGTCACGGTTGGCCGCCCATTCAAAGGCGCAAGAGAGGTAGGCAAGTTCGCGGTTGGCCTGGATCGGGGCATCCTGGGCGCGGCGGTCGTGGTATTTTTGCATCGCGCCTCGGGTGATGCTGGCCAGCTCCACCTCGCCGAACACCTGGCCGTTGCGCAATTTCGCCGCGCCGATCCGGCGGCCATACCCTGTGTAATCTTTTTGGGTGCGCGGGGCGAGGCGGAGGAAGGCGGGGCTGGCGTTGAACTGTTCGAGCAGCCATGCCAAGGTGCGGCGCGGCTGTCCGTCGCGTTTGAGCGATTCGTAGGCGCGCCACACGTCGGACAGCGGGGCGTCCTCTCGGCCGAGGATTATTTCAGGGCCAAGCTTGCCCGCTTCGCAGGCGCGGTAGACAAACCGCCCCTTGGCCCGATAGACGTTGGGGGGCAGGCGGTTGTCGGCGGGGTTTTTGCGCGGTCGGCCCATGTTGTTTGTCGGTTTTGCCGGGTATTATCTGTTATGGCGACAAACGCGGCAATCTGTCGTAAGGTGCGGCAAGGCACGAACCGCGCCGCTCTTGTTCTTGATCCGGTGCGGTTCGCAAGCTCACCGCACCCTCCCGCGCTTGGGCGTTAGGTCCAGCTTATCCTATCTCCGGTAAACGGCAGTCCATGGACACGGCGGAACCAATCCCGCATTGCCGCCGCGTCCGCGAACCCGTCCCGGCGGGCCTCGTCGTCATCCGCGAAGTCCTCCCCGATAGTGATACGCTCAACACCCTGGCACACGGCGCGGCGCAATTCGCGTTGGGGGCTGCGATAAGCCGCCCCCGTCCATGATGCCCGCAGAGATAGGCTGTCACCGGGCCGGATAGGCCGTATCCGTGGAGGGCGGATGGTTTGCAGTTTCTCGCCCGTCTCAATGGCGCGGTGGAATTGAGGTTGAAACATCAATATTGGCATGGCCTCACTCTCGTTTTGTATTTCCGCCGCGGCCACGTCCAGTGCATTCAGCCACTGCTCATGTGTCGGGCGGAAAATGCCATTGTTTTCTAAAAATATCCATGCGCGGTGAATCTCGCCGTTTTTTATGCATACTCCATCCCCGCATTGTATAAGTTTTCCGTTGCCCCAATCCAATTCATGTATGCGGGATTTTTCAAATAGTTCCAGTTGCATAACCCGAACGGCATCAATCAATTCTTTATATCCGGGTACTCTTCAAAAGTGCGCCCGTCAAGAGTCCGCCCTGCCAGCTTCTTTCCGACTCGGCACATGGCTGGCTGGCATATTCCCCACGGATGCGTTTGGCTTCCTATTTTTCCTTCTTCATGCGCCTGCCTAGACGGCATAAATTCTCCCCACTGCTTGAAGAAGAAAGGCACTTTGGCGGACTGGCATTGATCGCGTATGGAGCGCACCCATGCCGGGTTCATCGGTCTTGCATGTGCGCCCGACTCTCCGCCGACAATCACCCAATTTATCCTGTTGCCAATTGAGTCGCTATCGTCGTCTGGTTCGCCTAAGTCACCGCAAAATTCTATCCCGCTAAGGGCATTAAACCGCCAATTGCCGCAGCACTCAGATGCGCATGTGTCGCCATTGTCGAGATTTAATAACTGGATTTTCCCAAGTAATGGTTCAATGCTCAGTCCGTGTACTGCCGCCGGGATTTGCAGCAGCTTCGGAATGTCCCGGTCGGCTTCTTGCTGATTCACCACCGTGGCTATCAACCACACATTCGGCCAGCCGTCGCCCCAATCCTCTGGCAGCATCCTTGCCGCGTTGCCAATGCGTTTGGTAACGATCAGCCAATCCAGGTTTGGCGTGGCGCGGATAAGCGCCCACAAGTCATCCCGCCATTCTGCCGGAACCCTATTGTCGAACACATCGGCAAGGCTTGCGCAGAAGACGCGGGGGCGGCGCTCCGCCCCTTGGGCTTCACGGTTCCATTTGAGAGGTTCACGCCAGTTCGCCGGGGTTGTCCGCGTCGGCGTCGAGAAATCGCGTCCCGCCCGCTTGGCCCACGCTTCGGCGTAGCAGTTGGCACAGGCCGGACTGATTTTCTGGCAGCCATACCAAGGGTTAAAGCTGTAACCCGGCACTACTGAACCATCTGGACGTAATGTTGCCGTCCATTCTATATTTGTTTTACCCAATTATACGATCTCCTCTTTATGGTAAAATAGATTTGTAATAAAACACCTTGAAAGGTTGCGAAATGGCACAGACAAAAGAAGGGGCTTTGAAGATTGCCGCCAAAAAAGCAGGGCTATCAATTACTTAGTATATTTGTCGCGTTGAATTAGGTGAAAAGAGATGTTCTCGATGTGGACAATGGAAAAGCGTTGCTAAGTTTGGTATGGATAAAACACGCCATGATGGTCGTGACGCAAAATGTTTCGAGTGCAGACGAGTTAAGGATCGAAAAATCTTGAAAGGGCGCGTTTCCGGTTTCATCGGGTGTAAGCATACGGAAGAGGCTAGAGCAAAAATGAGATCATCAAAACTTGGAAAACCAAGTTTGCGACTTGGAAAAAAACACACCCGTGAAACAATAGATAAAATAATAAGTATTGTTCGTGAAAAAACTCCGCGTGGCGCTAAATGCCATTCTTGGAAAGGTGGAGTTACACCGCTGAATAAAGTTGAACGTAAAAGTACGAAATATGCTGATTGGCGTCGTGCAGTATTTGAGAGAGATAACTATACATGCCAACATTGTAGTGATGCACGAGGTGGAAACCTTAATGCTCACCACATCAAGGATTTTGCAAATCATCCAGCATTGCGTTACGACATAACGAATGGCATTACGCTTTGCAAAACGTGCCATGATGCCGTTCATACGGGTGTCCCGCGAATTCGGCGCGTTTCGTAAATCGCACGGATAAAAAGTGTGGTCACACCATTCTATGTGGGTATTTTTCATTTTGTGGATTATGCGCGGTCAGGCAAAATCAATGGGTTCGGCGGGTAATGCGGTCTGCGCTCCCGCCAATGTGGAGTCGATGGCGGCGAGTGTGGTGACGATTCGTCCCCCTTTGCCATAGGCAAAGGGGATTTTCGACTCGCGCAGGTGCCGCTCCAGGTCGGCGCGGCGGTTGAATCCCAGCCAGGCCCGGAGCTGGGATTCGCTGATTAACGCGGGGTGTGCGCTCGTGTCCACGCCGGCATCCTATTGCGCGACACGCGGACGCTTGGTTTTTTGCGATTGCACGACCATCGCACACAGGCGCAGCAATCCGGCTTTTACCCCTTCGGGCGTTTGGCCGATGTTGCGGCGCGATTGCCAGAGGCGGGCGAGTTCGCACAGTTCGTCCAGGTGGCCGTTGGGCGCGGCGTCGAAGTCGGCGGGCAGGTCCAAATGCAGTTGCTCGGCGGGGTTGATTACGTCCATGTCAATACGGCACCGAGAGCGAGAGGAGATGGTCGGCCACCGCCTCGGCGGCGGTTGCCCAGTCGGAGCGGATGGGTGCGAGGGCTGTGGCCATTTCGCGCAATATCTTTTCGTGCCTCTCCGAATCGGGCATGGCGCTGGCCATGATGGCGGCGTATTGGTGTTTCGCGGCATGGGTGATGATGAGGGCGCGCAGGTCGGCCAGTGCCGCGTCGATGGGTTCCATGGTGGGTTCGGGTTCCGTGCCTGCCGCGATTTCGTCCGCGCTGGCGGGGTCGTTGGCGGCGGCTGGCTGGGAGAGCGGCGCGTCCGGGACGGCGGGGTAATAGATGTAGCCGTTGCCTGCGGGGTTTCCTTGGCGATTACGAGCCCTTGCTCGACCTGCGGGGCGAAGGCTTTGGTGATGTAGTTGATTCCCTCTGTGGGATTTACGCAGCCTTCGTCGGCCAGGAGGTTGGCATATTTTTCGTAGAGTTGGCGGGCGGTCGCGCCCTCCGGGTGTTTGCTGAGAAAGCCCGCGACATCGCGGGCGGCTTGCATCTTGGACATGCTGATGTCTCCAATCGTGGTGAGTCGTGTGTTTTCCGCGTGGGCAAACGATGGGGCCGTTTGCCCGACCTACTTGGCTAACGGTGCGGTTCGTTCCTCACCGCACCCTACCGCGCTTGGGGAAAAATATACGGTAACGCATAAAACAAATCAATACGCTTCCGTATAAATTTTTGCTAAGACGAAAAAAAGCCCGCACGGGGCGGGCTTGATCGGTATGCGAGTGGGTGTCAGTCTTCGGTGTCGGCGATTTTTTCGACGGACTTGAAGCGGAACAGGAACTCTGGATCGGTCATCTTGCCTTGCTCCGTGACGCTTTTTTCCCGTCCAAATGATCCAAATATTCTGACCATGTTGCCCATTTGCAGGTCGGAGAGCATCTTGTAAAGGCTGCTATTTTGCGGGATCAGGGTATTGTCGGCAACATCGGAAAATTCATTGTTCCATGTCCCGACGCGCACATCGCTATCCAGCAGGCGAATGCTAAATGATGCTTTTCCTTCCGTCGTGGTGCTTAAATCTTCCACAATGCCCACGAAGCCCATATCTTTATCGCTTAGGAGTGCTTCATGAATTGCCCTTTCAAATTGCGGCACAAGGGCAGATTTTTTTAGTTGATTGTTCGCCTCTCGGTATTTTTTTGCATAGGCGTTGACCACTTCAATCAGCTTCTTTTGGGCTGAGGAAATAGCAACTTGCCTAGGTTTATTCGCTGATGATGGTTGTGGGGATTGAACGGGTCCGGAATCTGGTATCGCATTCGTTGCTCTTTCGGTGGCAGGGGGTGGGGCAGACGTTTTTGATGTTTTTTCGGCTGTCGAGCCTAAAATGGCAAGGCTGACGAATGCGGCGCTAATATAAATGAAAAAAGCTGAAGTTCTGCTTTTTGCTTTTACTGTTGATGGATTTATAAGGCCGATAACAGCCGCCAAAAGACATATAAGTAGTGATAGTGTTGCGAGGTTTGAAATCATGTTCAACTCCTTCTTGGTTTTTCTCAGGATTTTTGTCGCGGGTATTGGTATTGTCGGGCTGCTGGTGTTGGCCGGTCAAGCCCAGGCGGGGGAGCGGATTCCGCGCAGCGCGAAGGCGAGGGCTGTGTTCATGTACGACCATCCTTGCCCTTCGACGGGCTTGCAGTACGGGCCATGCCCCGGCTGGATGCTGGACCATATCAAGCCGCTGGCCTGCGGCGGGGCGGATGCGCCGGAAAACATGCAGTGGCAGACGATAGGGGATGCTATCGCCAAGGATAAATGGGAGCGGAAGGGGTGCCGACGATAAGATTGCGACGGCATCTTTCTGATAAAAATCAGGCCGTCTTTTTGAGGGGGTTGGCTGGCGCGTCTAGCCCGGCTTCCTTGCGTTGCGCTTCGGTGGCGCTTAGAAGGGCCATCCGCTCGATGGCCCGCGCATCCTCCTCCGCGCAGTGGCGCACGTTCTCGATCAATGCCAACTCCCTGGGCGACAGGTAGACGGGCCTCGCCACGTCCCTAATCAGTCCATCCTCCTCGGCTTCGGGCCAATATTCAATTCCTCTCAACTGCCCTTCGGTACATCCAAATGCCACAGCCAGCTTGCGCAGAGTCCCTGCTCGGGGGTCTTTGTGTTCGCCCGAACAAATGCGATGGATTGTGGGTTGGGGAACTTTTGAGCGTTCCGCCAATTCGCCAGCGTTCCATCCTCTGCGCCTCATGGCATTGATTATTATATCTTTTATCATCATTTCACCATGATACGTCAACGTATTTTTTCCGGCAATTGCGCTTTCGTATTGACAGTTATACGCTTTCGTATAATCATCTTGCCCCATGAACATGCAAATGCTCCTACAAGAAATTTACGACCGTGGCCTGAACGACTCGCAAATAGCGGCCAGGATCGACGCGCCCCAGGCATCCGTTAATCGTTTGCGCAAGGGTATCCACAAAAGTTGCGGCTACGAGCGCGGCCTGAAAATCGCCGCGTTGCACAAGGAAGTCTGCGGCGCACTCCCGCAAGCCGCCGAAACCGGGGCCGAAGCCGCCCCCTGATTTTTGTCGCTCTCCTCCTCTTGGGCCGCCCTCGCGGCGGCCATTTTTTTGGGGACGGGCATTTTCCAACATCACCGAATGGAGCCTGCCATGGCCGCTGCGCAACGGATCGAAAACGCGGACGGGGATGTGATGCACATCCGCGTGCCGCCGGACATGCACGACTCCTTGCGCCGCTTGGCGTCGATCCATGGCCGGTCGATCACGCAGGAACTGCTTTACCACCTGGACGTGGCCTTGTATGGGCCGCGTGAGTTGAGATTACTGAAAGGCAAGCTGGGGGAAAACTGATGGGCGGACACACTCCGACACAAAAAGACTTGCGCCCGATGTGGGTGTTGGTGTCGCTTTCGGCGGCGTTAAAGGCGGACTTGACGACGCTGGCCAGCGTGGAGCGCATGGGCATGGATGAGTATTGCGCCCATGCGCTGAACATCCATGTCAATGGCCGGCGCGGGGTGCTGGCCCTGGCCACCACGACACAAAAAGAACAGGCCGACGAGCGGCCCGATCCGCTGGGGAGATGATGATGGGCAATCCATTGGACATCGGCCAAACCGATGAAGAGGCGATTGAGGCAACCCGCATAGCGATGCTGGCGGTTTTGAAAGCGCAGGGCGGGGTTATGAACATTGTGGATTTGTTGGAAGCCACCGCGCAGCAGATTGACCGGAAAATTGATTCCTTGGCAGTTTGCCGCGAATGTGGCTATGAGCCGGATGATGTTGTCCGGTTGTGCCATTGATTTTGGATGGCAGCAAAAAGGTGCGCGGTGCGCACCCTATATGGCTATGAATAGATCAAAAAAAGGGCTTGATGTCGAGCCAAACGTTATATCCCACTTTTTCCCCTGTTTTTCTCTTGGTATAGCCTCCTTGAATAATGGCATTGCAAGTGGTTTCCTCATCGGTCCATTGTTTCCGTTTCAGGCGGCGGCGAAAGCTCCTGGCGTCATCGCGGCTCAAGTGGCCGACTTGCAGGCCGTCAATTTCAATGCGCACGGCGTAATCATCATAGGGATTGTCATCCTCCGGGATGATGCAGGCAATACATTCCCGACGAATGCTGTTATGGCTGTCATATTCGCCGATGATGGCGTTCAGGTTTGCTTGATAAAAGGATTCTCCAACAACCTCGACCTCATAGTCATTTTTGCCGGGCCAATGGAATTCGCCTTCGGTTTGTGGTTGTTTTGCAGCGAGTTTTTGCGGGATGGTAGAAATCTTAGTGTTTTGTCTGGTTGCCTTAAAGAGCCACCCAAAAAAGAACAGTCCACCAATAATAAATATCGTATTGGCTGTGGAATAGTTTTCGTCTCGGGCAATCGCGGCAATAAACGCAGCCAAGAATGCGCCGCCCAAATATCTCGCCAACGCGGACAAACGGTCTGGAGTATTGACAGCGGTTGGACTGATGAGTCCGACCATTGCAGCCAGAAGGCAAACAAAAAAAACAATCATAAGGAGATTGTCAATCATGGATGAGTCCTTCACAAAGTGGGATAAAAGTCAGGAATGGAGTCCATGCAAGCCTGCTGGGCTGGCCAAATTGAGTTTAGCCAGCTTGACAACAAATAGCCAGACCGCTTTGCGGCGCTGTTTGCTGCTGGGGCTGGCGCAATTGGAGCTGGAGGCTGCGCAGGCTCCAGCTCGGTTTGACGGCCTGGCGCCGGAGGGGGACTAACTATGTGGCAGGCGGTTGTCGAGAGTCGTTTGTGCGTCGCGGCCCCCGTCCGGGCGTTGCCGGAGTGGGCGGGGGCGGCGGAGTATCCGCTGGCCGACGCGGCCTGTTCGCAGGCGGGGTGGGCGTGGGTGCTGCTGGCCGGCGTGGCCGTGCTGGCGGTGTGTTGGATCGAGCGGGGGAGGTGGTGACGATGGATTTAATGGCTTTGGTTGGCGATCCGCTGGGGCTGGTCCTGCATGTGCTGCGCATAGCGGCGGCGGTGGTGGCGTTCAGTTTCGCGCTGGCTTTGTTGTTGTGATTTGGCCCGTGCCGCTGCGCACGGGCTTTTGTTATTCGGAGGCGGGCATGAATGGCGTGTTGTTGAAGCGGACGTTGGCGACGCTGGGGACGCTGGCGGCGGCGGCGATTGTCGGGGCCTTGCTGCTGCTTGTCATGGCGGTGGCGGCGGTGTGTTTTGTGATTGTCAGCGCGGCGGCGCTGGTCGGCGTTTGGTGCGACCGGGCGTTTGATTGGCTGTGGGAGTGGGTCATGGAGGAGCCGGTGACATGAGCGCTTTAGACCAATTACTGATTGAATTGGAATATGGGGGCGGCGATGGCGACTAGCGCGGTGACCTTGACAGAGGCCGAGAAACAGGAGGTTTTGCGGTTGCGGGGGATGCGCCTCTCGGTCTTGGAGATAGCCCTGGCATTGCTGGAGATTCGGCCTTATGCGTCGAATGTGGATTATGACCGCACCCAGCAATCCATGCTGGATAAGGTGTCTCTTTTCTTGGATTCCTGTCCGCGCACGTTGTGGTTTATCAGCGAGGATTTGCAAGGGCCGGGGGATATTCAGGCACATCCGCCGGGGACGCGGTATCACTCATACAACGCATAAGAGGCAGGCATGACCGAAATGAAACAGAGCAAGGCGGAGATGATCCAGGCGATTTTGGCCGAGTGCGATCAGCGCGGGCTAGTCCTGGGCACGCAAAAGGCGTATGTGCTGGCGACGGCGGAATGGGAAACGAATGGCACATTTCAGCCGGTTATTGAATCGTATTGGGTGAAAAACCCGGATGCGTATAATAAAGCGCATCATCCCGACTATTACCCTTATTATGGGCGCGGGTTGGCTCAATTGACGTGGGAGCGAAATTACCTGAAATATGGGAAATTGTTAAATTTGGATTTGGTGGGGCAACCTGATCTGGCGTTGCGGCCCGACGTGGCGGTATTTGTGCTAGTGCATGGCTTAAAAACGGGCGGCTTTACCGGTAAAAAGTTGGAGGAGTATGTGAATGCCAGCAAAACGCAATTTTTGAATGCGCGGCGCTGCGTCAACGGGACGGACAAGGCCGCAAAAATTGCGACGTTGGCGAATGCCTGGGTAGGGCGATTGCGCGAAAACGGCGCTTAACCCTGTCTCGGCTGGGATAACAGTTTGGCGGTCTGTGGGCCGCTATCGAGGATACCATGAATATTTTAGGTTTGCGCCAGTATGACGAGGCGCTAACGGCGGTGATTAAGGTTTGTATGGTGTTGCAACGCTGGCAAGTGGAAATCCAATCCATCACGCTGGTGGCGGGTAAAAAACCGGCGATTGCGGTGAAGAAAAACGCGGTTTTGTATCGGCAGTTGAGGCCGGAGATTGTGGGCCTCCATGCCATGCATGTGGATTTTGAAGTGCTGATGCAGGGGGTTGCGTTGCGCTGGCAGGAGTCGCGTCGGGACTATGAGCGGCATCAATGGACACGCTCTCGATAGGGAACCGATATGGAGAATTTGCCGGTTCGACCGGTTGCGCCGACCGTTAATTTTGAGGCGATACCGGATGCGTTGGTGCGCCGGGCGCAGTGGGTGTTGTGGCGGTATACCTGGGTGGCGGACAAGAAGGGCGGCGGCAAGTGGTCGAAGGTGCCGTTTTCCGCCGCTTCGCATCGCCATGCGAAATCCAATGATCCGAGTACCTGGGTGCCATTCGAGCAGGCGCAGGGGGCATATCTGCGGGGCTTGGCGGGGGATCATGCCTGGGATGGCGTGGGTTTTTGCTTTGCCGCCGGGGACCATTTGACCGGGGTTGATCTGGATCATGTGTATGACCCGGATACCGGGGAGATTGATCCTCGGGCGGCGGAGGTGTTGACCCGGTTTGCCCAGACGTATTCGGAGATTTCGCCTTCGGGGACGGGGTTTCGGATTTATGCCTTCGGCCATGCCAAACGGTCTGGAAAGTGCGTCGGCAAGGAAAAATGGGCGGAGGTGTATGACCACCGGTCGCCGCGCTATTTGACGGTGACCGGGCAGCACTGGATCGGGGGATCGGCGGAGATTACCGGCCAGCAAGACGTCTTGGATTGGTTGCATGAGACGTGGTTTGTCGAGCGGGAGCCGCCCAAGGCCGCGCCGGTGAAGCCCAAGGCGGCGGCATTGGGCTTGGGGGATGATGCGGCGCTATTGGATAAAATCCGGCGGTCGAAGCAGGGGCCGCAGTTTGATGCGCTGTTCGGCGGGGATGTCGAGGGCCATGGCGGGGACCATTCGGCGGCGGATTTGGCCCTGTGTGCGGTTCTGGCCTGGTGGACCGGCAAGGATTTGGCGCAGATGGACCGCATTTTCCGCTTGTCGGGGTTGATGCGGGACAAATGGGACAAGCCGCATCGGGCGGCGGACGGGGCGACTTATGGCCAGATGACGTTGGAGCGGGCGGCGGAGGGATGCGTTGGCCAGTATGAGCCATGGTCTTTTTCAAACCCGAACCCGAAGAAGGCTGGTCCGCCACAAGGCAGGGGCGATGGACCGCCGCCAGCCGCGCCGCCGGATGAGGAATATGGCCGGGCAGGGGGACCGCCGCCGCCCGCGCCGCCGGACGGTGAGTTTGATGAGGTTGACCGGCGGCGGACTGTGCAAGTGGGCGGGGACAAGCTGGTATCGGCGATGCTGGAGACTGAACAGATTTTGTTCGAGGCAGCGGAGCCGCCGTTTTACGAGCGGGGCGGGATCTTGGTGAGGATGCGGAGGATCGACCGGCCACGCGAACTCCAGGAGGGGGCTGTCGTGCGGGCGGAGGGGGCGACGGTGATCGAGCCGGTCAACGCGGGCTGGCTGCGGCGGCGGATGATGCAGTCCTGCCGGTATGAGCGCTGGGATTCGCGCAACAAGCTGTTTTTGCCGGTCAATCTGCCGAAAGAATACCCGGAGTCGTACATTGACGGCGGCGAGTGGGTTGCGCCAGTGCTGCGCAATATCGTTCAGGCGCCGGTGATGCGGGCGGACGGGACCATTTTTAACAAACCTGGTTTTGATCCGAAATTGGGAATCTACATGGACGCGACGATCAAATTTGAATTGCCGGCCAAGCGGGCGCGCGGGGAGCGGATTGTGGAGCCTGCTAAAGACCCGGCGCTGCGGGCGGCGTTTGAGCTGTTTTATGACGTGCTGGACCCGTTCTCGCCGGAGACTCCGGCGGATTTGGCGGTGCTGGTGGCGGCGATCTTGACGGGATTGATGAAGACCGAGATCGGCGCGTCACCGGGTTTTTTTATCACCGCGCCGGTGTTTGGGACCGGCAAGGGGATGCTAGCAGATATTGTCTCGATCATCGTGTCCGGGCGCACCGCGCCCAAGATGGTCATGCCGCAGGACGAGACAGAGCTTAAGGCAGGGCTGTTTTCGGCGCTGCTGGGGGGGGATCGGCTGATTGTGTTGGATGAGGTTAAGCATGTCCTGAAATCCCCCACGCTGGATGCGATGTTGACGACGGAGACGTTCACCGACCGCGTGAAGGGGTTGTCGAAAATGGCGACGGTGCGGCCTTCGCAGACGCTGTTTTTGGCGATGGGCAACAACGTCAAAATCCCGGCAGACGGGGCGCGGCGGTGGCTGCGGTGTTACCTCAACCCCAATTGCCCGGACCCGGAAAAGCGGGTGTTTGAGCGGGATGCGCTGGCCCATGCGATGGAACATCGGGCGGAGTTGGTCAAGGCGGCGCTGACGGTGTTGCAGTCGTATTTTCATGCGGGCAAGCCTTCGCAGGGGGTTAGCTTGGGATCGTTTGAGCGCTGGTCGGACACTGTGCGTAGCGCGTTGATCTGGGCGGGGTACGGCGATCCGTGCGCGACACAGGCGGCGTGGCTGGCCTTGGACGATGGCAAGCAGATGCTCAAAGGCTTGTTGCAGGAGTGGCACAGGATTTATGGCGAGGAGCGGAAAACCTCGGGCGAAGTGTGCAAGCAGATGGACCGGGAGGGCGAGCTGGTCTGTCATCAAGATTTTTATGGGCTGCTGACCAGTATTTGCGGCGAAAAGAAAGGATTGAATCCGTTGCGGCTGGGGAAGTGGATCACCACGCAGATGGGGCGCGTGGAGTCCGAGCTGAAATTCGTCATGGACGGCGAACGGGCCGGATCGAAGCGCTGGAAGGTGGTGCGGGTAGGGTGAGGGGATGGTGGGGATTGAGGGGTGGTTTGGAATCCATTTAAGACGTTTTGTCATTCATGCGTTGGCCTGTCAGTTGTCACACACTGACAAAATGCCGCGTATTGATTGGAAACTACCCCTCTATCCCCTCTATCCCCTCTATTGTAAATTTTATATGTTGTTGTTTTTATTTGTATTGAATGTTTTTTAACGCTTGGGGGTGGTGAAAATGATAGATGGGCGCGAACGGTTGGCAAGGCTGGCGGCGGGGACGGCTTCGATGGGCCGCAGCGGCGGGGGTGGCAAGCCCGAATTTGCGGGGGTCGAGTTGGCAGGATTGTTGGCGGGATTGTCGGAGGATGCGCGTAATTTGGCGCTGTACCGCTATTGTGGTGATGGGTCCTGCCGGCCAGCAATATTTTATGCGGCTCTGCTGCGCGTGGTGGACAGGGCCGGGCAGGAGCGGTGGCGGTTGCCGCCGCCAGAGCCTGGTGCTGATGGTCGGCTTCGCCCTGCTGAAATTTTGCGCAAGATCACGGCGGCGGCATTGATTGAGATTGTGGAGTCGCCGGTGTGCCAGGATTGCGACGGGGTGGGTTATCAAGCGGGGCAGGGCGTGTTGACTCCCAGGCAGTGCCAGCGGTGCGATGGGACGGGGCGGTATCGGCCTACGGCTGGTGCGATTGCCAGCGCATTGGGGCGTTCCCGGCAGCAATACTATGAGGTTTGGCAACCGCGTTATCAGGCTGTCGTTGCGGATCTTGGGGGCTGGGTTGCGTCCTTGGAGGGCGACGTGACAGCGGTTTTGCGCAAACAAATGCGCAGCGCTTGACAAGCCTGACAGTTTTGGAGCATGATTTTCCACAATCCAAAATACCGACCGGCTTTGATGTCGCACATCAAGCCGGTTTTTTTATGGGCATCGCATGGCACAGTTTGATCGGCGGCCCAAGACGGCGGAGCGGGGCTATGGCGGCAAATGGCAGCGCGCCCGCGTCGCGTTTTTGATGGCGCATCCACTGTGTGTGTTTTGCGAGGCGCGAGGGATTGTCTCGGTTGCTACCGTCGTTGACCACATCGTGCCGCACAGAGGCGACATGGCGTTGTTTTGGGACCGGGGCAACTGGCAGCCGCTTTGCAAGCTATGCCATGATTCGGTTAAGCAGAGCCGCGAGAAGTCGGGGCAGGTTCATGGGTGCGGACTCGACGGGATGCCGGTTGATGCCGGTCATCACTGGCGGCGGTAGGTGGTATGGGGGGGTAAAATCTTTGGGGGTATTCATTGCCTGACCGGTTGGCCCCCTTTGTTTGCATAGCCGCGTTATTTTTATAGGGGGGTAAAATACATGGGACGGAAAAAAACGCCTGCCGTCATCAATGCCATGCGTGGCAATCCCGGCAAACGCGCCACCAATAAACAGGCTCCCGATCCCGAGTATCTTGATGACCTAACTCCCCCGCCCTGGCTATCCGCTCACGGCTTGGCGACCTGGCGGCAACTCGCCCCCAAGCTGCGCCAGACAAAGCTCCTAACCATCGTCGATGTGCAAAAATTTGCCACCGGCTGCCAGGAATTCGGTTCATACATTCGCGCCCAGGAGAAGTTGAACGGGCTGCAAGAGGGCAAAACCGAGCAAGAAATCGAAGCCGTGCAAGGCAAGATCATGTTTTGGCAAACCCAGGCCGCGATGGCTTTCAAACGTTGGAACGGGATATTTAGTGAGTTCGGCATGAGCCCCGAGTCCAGAACAAAGATCCAGCTCCAGCCCCAAACGGATATGTTTGATGCTCTCCTCACCGGATTCGGCCCTCAGCCAGCCAGCGACCAAGACAAGCCCGCGCAAAGCAAGGCCGCAAAATATCTCGCCGCCTCGCGGATTAACTAGAGACCGGGCCACCCGCTATGCGCTGCAAGTCACCCAGGGCAAAATCATCGCCGGGCCGCACGTCCGCGCAGCCTGCCACCGACACCTGGCTGATCTAGAAACCGCGCACGAACGCGGATTCCACTATGATCCAAAGCGGGCCGCCCATGCCATTGGATTTTGCCAAGACCTGCTCAAGCTCAACGGCGGTGAATACGAAGGCGAGCCCTTCGACCCCAACGGCTGGCAAAGCTTCGTCCTCGGCTCCCTCTACGGCTGGGTAGACGCACAGGGTGGTCTGCGGCGCTTCCGCGTCGCCTACATCGAAACCGCCAAGGGCAGCGGCAAAAGCCCCCTGGCCGCCGCCATCGGCCTGATCTGCCTCATGGCCGACAACGAACAACGCGCCGAAATCTACGCCGCCGCCACCAAGCGCGACCAGGCGCAGATCCTGTTTAAAGATGCTGTGGCTATGGTGGACCAAAGCCCGGACATCTCGCCGCTCCTGGTCCGCAGTGGCAGCAAAGGCAAGGAATGGAACCTGGCCTACCACCCCAGCAACAGCTATTTCCGGCCAATATCGAGCGACAACGCCCAGTCCGGCCCGCGCCCGCACGTCGGCTTGATCGACGAATTTCATGAACATAGCGACGGGACCGTCGTGGAGATGATGCGGGCCGGGTTCAAGTTCCGGTCCCAACCCCTGCTGTTTATCATCACCAACAGCGGTGTGGACAAAAACAGCATCTGCGGCGCCTATCACGACTATGGCATCGAAGTCGTCCACGGCATCAAGCAAGACGACCGGCGCTTCGCCTACATCTGTGGTCTCGACGAAGGTGACGACCCCATCCAGGACGAAAGCTGCTGGCCCAAGGCCAACCCCAGCCTCAGCAAAGGCAATCCGGCCAAAGGCATCCCAGACGGCATCCCCGGTTATCGTTTCCTCCGGGAACAAGTCGTCGAAGCGCGCGGGATGCCCAGCAAGGAGGCCACCGTCCGGCGGCTGCATTTTTGCCAATGGGTGCAAGCCGCAAACCCCTGGATAGGGTATGAGGTTTGGAAAGCCTGCGAACCGCAAGACGATTTTGACGAAAGCCTGCTGATCGGACGGCGCTGCTGGGCCGGGCTGGACCTCTCCAGCACCACCGACCTCACCGCCTGTGTGTACCTCTTTGAGCCGACCGCAGCGGACCCTTGGTGGCGGATCAAGCCGCGATTCTGGTTGCCCGCCGAAGGCCTCGCCGCCAAGGAAGAAAAAGACCGGGTGCCCTATCTGGCCTGGAAAAGCGCCGGCTGGTTGCGCACCACCCCCGGCAAGGCCATCAACAAGGCCCATGTGGCCCGCCAGATTGCCGACGATGCCGACCTATACGATTTGCAGGGCATCGCCTATGACCGTTGGCGGATTGCGGACTTTAACTCCATGATGGATCAAGAGGATATAAGCCTCCCGCCCATGGTCGCCTACGGGCAAGGCTACAAAGACATGGCCCCGGCAGTCGATGCCTTGGAGACGCTGTTGGTGGAGGCCACGATCAAGCACGACGGCAATCCCTGCCTCACCTGGCACGCCGCCAACGCCATCACCGTGGCCGACCCGGCGGGCAACCGCAAGTTGGACAAAAGCCGCGCCACGGGCCGCATCGACGGCATGGTGGCGCTTTTGATGGCCCGTGGCATTGCAGCAACCCCTGCCACGGCAACAGAACCCGGCATGCTGTTTGGTTAAACCCTCATGAACGTAGACCACATCCGCGACATCATCAAAGCCGCCGTCGCCGAGGCCGTGGCCGACGCCATTCCCGATGAACATCGGGAATATATCCGTCACCAAGTGGAAAAACAGCGGCGCCGAGATTCCAGGCTCGAAGCGTTAAAACGCCAAATAGTCGCGGCGGTCATTCTGGGATCGCTCGGCTGGCTGTTCACGCAGGCATCCAAATTGGCGTTGGCAATCCTCAAAATGCCGGGCATAAAACCCCTGGTTGAAACGACGTGGCTAGGGAAAATCGTCCATCTTGAAACCCTTCTATGAGCGCCGCCGCACCCTCATCACCCTGCGGGCCTGGGCAACCAACGCCACCACTCTGCTCTACATGGGCGCGAGCTGGCAACAATACGGGTTTGCCTCGCTGGGCATGGGCATTGGCCTAATCTGTTTGGTTGGAGCGTGGATCTGTGTCGAATTATGGCACTCCAACCAAACGAAAATGCAGGACATCGAAAAATGATCCGCACCCTGGAAAACCTCGCCGCCGTCACCGCCATTGTTGCCGGCATCTGGCACCTGCATGGCTGGGAAGTGGCGGCCATGGCCGGCGGTGGCCTGGTCATCGTGCTGAACCTCGTCGACGGCGCCCCACATGCTTGAAGGTTTGTTTGGGCGGGAACGCAAAAGCGGCGACCTCTACCGGGAATTTATCGCCGGAACCCTGGGCGGCTGGACCTCCAAAACGGGCCTGCCCGTCACCTGGAAAACCGCCCTGGAATGCACGACAGTCCTCGCCTGTGTGCGCGTGTTGAGCGAGGGAATTGCCCAAATTCCCTGCAAACTGTTCCGCGAAAACGGCGACCAGCGCAACCCGGCGACCGACCACCCGCTCTACACCCTGCTACACCGCCGCCCAAACGAATGGCAAACCAGCTTCGAGTTCCGCGAACAACTCATGCTCCATCTGTCGCTGGCCCGGAACGCCTACGTCTACAAAAATATCGTGCGCGGGCGCGTGGTCGAACTGCTCCCCCTGCAACCCGGCTGGGTGACCGTCACGACCGGTGACCAGCTCGGCGACATCCTCTACAGCGTCACCTGGAAAAATGGCACTCAGCAGGCCATTCCGAGGGCAAACCTATGGCACCTGCGCGGCCTATCCTGGGATGGCATCCAAGGCATGGACGGCGTAAAACTCGCCCGCGAGGCCATCGGGCTGACCCTGGCCACCGAACGCCACTCTGCCAAATTGTTTGCCAACGGCACCAAGGCCAGCGGCGTCCTGCAAACCGACCAAACCCTCACGGGCGAGAAGGCTAAAGAGTTCCGCGACATGTGGGCGGAAAACTACGCGGGCCTCGAAAACGCGGGCAAAACCCCCATCCTGCACAGCGGCTTCAAGTGGGCCCCTGCGTCGATGGACAACGCCCAGGCGCAACTCATCGAGTCACGCCGGTTCCAAGTCGAACAAATCTGCGCCGCCTTCCGGGTGTTGCCCATCATGATCGGCTACACCGATAAAACGGCGACCTATGCCAGCGCCGAACAGATGTTTCTCGCTCATGTCGTCCACACCTTGGGGCCGTGGATCGAGCGCATCGAGCAAAGCATGGATGTCAACCTCCTCACCGCCCAGGACGTAAAGGATGGCTACTACACCCACTTCACCACCGCCGGACTCCTGCGCGGCGACCAAAAAGGGCGCGGCGAATACTACAGCCGAGCCTTAGGCGCTGGCGGAAGCCCGGCATGGATGACGCAAGATGAAGTACGGGCCTTGGAAGAACTCAATCCCATGCGGGGCAACGCCGCGACCCTCCCACAACCCACCAACGTCGCCACCCAATAACATGGACACCGAACGCAAAACCCTGGCCCTGCGCCAAATCAAACTAGCCGCCGCCGCCGACGCCAAAACCTTCAGCGGCTACCTTGCGGGCTACGGCAATATCGACAGCTACGCCGACGTGTTCGAGCCTGGCGCGTTCGCCCAGTCGATCACCGACATCAAATCCAGCGGGGACTGGCCCCCGCTCCTGCTGAATCACGGCGGTTGGGAGATGTCGGCAGACGATTCCCTCCCTGTGGGTATCTACGCAGACCTCACGGAAGACGATTACGGCCTGAAATTCGACGCCGCCCTGGCGGACACCCAGCGCGGCCAGGACATCTACACCCTGCTGAAAATGCAGCCCCGGCCCGCCATCAGCGGCATGAGCGTCGGCTACATCGCGCAGGTCTACCACTACGAACAAGACCCGACCAACCGCAACCGCGAAATCCGCCGGATCACCCAGGCGCGGCTGGTCGAAGGGTCAATTGTCACCTTCCCAGCCAACAAAAACGCCCAGATCACCGACGTAAAACGCCGCAACGACCCCACCGACAAACGCCGCATCGAACAAGCCCTACGCGACGTGGGCCTGAGCCAGCGCGAAGCCAAGGCGTTGTTGGCCGGCGGATACGATGCCATTGTTGCCAGCCACCGCGACGGCGGCGGCGAACTGGACGCGATAGCCGCCGCCCTGAAATCCAATATCCAACTCTTGAGGTAACCCCATGCGAACCTACCTGACCCACCGCAACGCCCTTGCCCTGGCGCTGGCCCTAATCGCCATCGCCATCCACTGCATTGGCCAGCCCGCGCACGACCTGCTCGCCGCCCTCCAACCCTTTGGCACCTCCGCCGACCTCGGGCCCGGCCTGGGTCTGCTCCCCTTCCTAGTCGGCGACACTGCCCAAATCAAAAAACTGATCGACGAACAAGGCCAAGCCTGGGAAGCGTTCAAGAAAAGCAACGATGCCCGACTGGAAGCCCTCGAAAACAAGGGCTACGCCCCCGCTGACCTGGTGGACACCGTCGCCAAAATCAACACGGATTTGGATCGTATCGCCAAAGAACTGGCGGACGAAAAGGCCCATGTGGACGAGCTGGAAAAGAAAGCCAACCGCCCCGGCCAAGGCAAAGACGGCCTGTCGCCCGAAGCCGCAGAGCACAAGGCTGCGTTTCAAAAATTCCTCCGCAAAGGCACTGACGCGGGCCTGAAAGGTCTAGAGAAAAAAGCCCTGCGCACCACCTCCGACATCGACGGCGGCTATCTCGTGATGGAGGAAATGGACACTGAAATTGACCGCGTGGCGGCGACCGTCTGCACGTTCAGAGGCGTCGCCAACGTCCGGCAGATCGGCGGCAAATCCTACGAAAAACGGGTCAAAACCGCCGGCATGGCGGCGCGGTGGGTCGGGGAAAACGAAGCGGGCGGCGAGACCACCAACCCCAAATACGCGATGGTCGAAATCACCGCAGAAGAGATGGAAGCGGAGCCGTGGGCCTATAACAGGATGATCGAGGACGCGGATTACGACCTCGAAGCCGACATCACGACGGAGGCGGGCATCGCCTTCGGCGAAGCCGAGGGCGCGGCGTTCATCACCGGCACCGGCGTCAAACAGCCGCGTGGCATCCTCGCCTACCCCAACGTCGCCAACAGCTCCTATGCCTGGGGCAAGGTCGGCTACATCGCCTCCGGCGCGGCGGGCGACTTCGCCGCCAGCAACCCCGCCGACAAACTCATCGACCTGCAACATGGGTTGCGCCAGCAATACCGCGCCGGGGCCTCCTGGCTGATGAACGATGGCACCCTCGCCAAGGTGCGCCAGATCAAGGATGGCACGGGCAACTTCTACCTGTGGCAGCCAGACCCCAGCGCCGGATTCTCCGGCCTGCTGCTGGGCGCGCCGGTCACCGTTGATGACAACATGCCCGCCATCGCCGCCAACTCCTACAGCATCGGCTTTGGCAACTGGCGGCGGGCCTACACCATCGTGGATCGGCGCGGCACTATCCTGATCCGCGACAACATCACCGAGAAAGGCACCACGAAATTCAATTTTCGCCGCCGGGTTGGCGGCGGCATTGTCCAGTTCGAGGCCGTCAAGTTGATGAAATTCGCCAGCTCCTAACCCCTCCTCCCTCAGCGACCTCGCCGGGCCACCCGCCCGGATTTTTTTTGGAGAATATCCGTGGAAGACCTGCACAACAACATCCATCTGAAAAGGGTCATCAGCCCCGTGTCGGTGGCCGACAATACCGCCCAGGTTGGCGAAATCGTCGACCGCCAAGGCTATCAGTCCCTCGAATACGTCATCGCCACCGGCTCCCTCGCCGATGCCGACGCCACCTTCACGGTCCTGTTGGAGGAAGGCGCTGCCGCCAACCTATCCGATGCCGCCGCCGTCGCCGACAAAGATTTGCTCGGCACGGAAGCCTTGGCCAGCTTTGTGTTTAGCGATGACGACAAGGTGTTCAAGTTGGGCTACGTCGGCAACAAACGCTACACCCGGCTGACCATTACCCCCGCCGCCAACGCCTCCGCCGGGCTGTTCAGTGCCATCGCCATCCTGGGCTGCCCGGACAACGCCCCGACGCCGAACCCGCCCGCCTAAATGGCCCTGCAAATCCTCCGGCCGGCCATCGCCGAGCCGCTAGACCTCGCCGCCGTCAAGGCCCATCTGCGCATCGACACGAACGACGATGACGCGATGCTAGTCCGCTACCTCGCGGCGGCGAGGGATGACGCCGAACAGGCCATCCATCAACAACTGATTGCGGCGCGGCTGCGTTACACCTATGCGTTGCCCTTGCCGGCAACGGCTCCAATACGCCTGCCCAAAGGCCCGGTTATTTCAATAGAGTCAATAAGTTATAAAGTAATCGAGGGGCCATTGATCCCTGTTGACCTGGCTACCGATGTCAACATAGAGGATGGTTTCCATCCCATTATCAGCCCCCCCTTGAATCGGGCATGGCCCTGGGGTTCCGGTTGCCATGGCACCGTGATGATTGATTACGTCGCGGGCTACTGTACCCCCATCACCGTGGACACCGATGCGGACACCGTCATCCCCGCATTCTGGCGCACCCTGGCCGAGGGCGACATGGTGCGCCTGAGCAACAGCGGCGGCGCGCTGCCCGCCGGACTCACGCCGGGTATTTTCTATGTCCATTCCGTGCCGACCGCGGGCAGTTACAAATTGGCGGCAACGCCTGGCGGCACGCCTCTGGCGATCACCGGCACCGGCACCGGAACCCACTACCTGGGCCAGCCTGGGCGGGGCGGCAGCGAGGGCGCGATACCGGCCAATCTCATTTCATGGATGCTGATCCGAGCCGAAACGCTCTACAGCCACCGAGGCGAGCAAGCCGTGGTGCGCGGCGGGACGCTGGCGAAGCTGGATCATGTGGACAGGCTGCTCGACCCCTACCGCCTCATCAACCTCTAGCAACTATGGCCTTTTATATTGCATGGCCGGATACTGGCGAGCTGACTCGCAGAATCCTTATCAAGCATTGGACTGACATACCTAATGCCAGTTTTGGCATTACTCCAACCTTTGATGCTGGAATCCCGGCGTGGGCAAAAATCAAGCCCGTCACGGGCGTCCTGTATTGGGGCAATAAGCAAATTGGCAACGACATCACCCATATTTTCTGGGTACGTTACCGGCAAGGCACCCGGCCCGAGGACATCGGCGGGGATCATGTCATCGAATGGAACAATCGCCGCTACCGCATCAAAAATGCGACCAATATGGAAGATGCGAACGTTTTCACCATGATCGAAACCACTGATTTAGGGGCTATTAGTGGCTAAAAGTTTATTTATAAAATTCGATATTCCTAGCGGAATACCCTATATTCAATTCAATCCCCGGATATTTAAAAAATTTCTGCGGCAAGAATCGGGAAAAGTGGCGACGGATGCCCGCCGCCTGGTGTCCCGTCGTGGTGTCTCGAAGCCAGGGGAATTCTTTGGCAAGAAAACTGGCGATACCCAAAAGGCTATAAAAGCCCGCGTGACGATTAGCGGCATGGCGGCAATCATCGCCCCCAACAAACGCTCACAGCGCATGCAGGAGCGGGATTTTTATCCAACTATCCTGACTTATGGCGTGAAAAACCGGATCAAACCGCGAAAAGACCCCATCCATGCGGCATTCGATGCCCGGCGCGAGGGCATCCGAGCCAGGATGGCCGAGGCAATCAAAGATGCCTTGGAGGTCCGGTGGACCTAAACGCGGTCATCGACCAAATCCGCACCCATTGCCCGGTGTTTGCCGGGCGGGTGGTCGGGACGGCTGAATTCAAGCCCTTGCCGGAAGGCTCCAACATGTTCTTGCCTGCCGCCTATGTGGTGCGCCTGGACGACCAACCCGGCGAGAAGATGGCCCAGAACGATGTGCAGCAGCCCATCACGGAAAGCTTTGCCGTAATAGTCGCGTTGGACAATTCCGCCGACGAACGCGGACAGGCCCCCGCGACGACTGTGGATACTATCCGTGGGGCATTATTTCGGGCGCTGATCGGTTGGCAACCCAGCCATGATTACCGGGGATTCAGCTACGACGGCATGGCCCTGCTGACACGCGACCGTTCCCGCCTCTGGTATCAGTTCGAATTTTCCACGCTGTGGTATATCGGCCCCGAAGATGGCTGGCAGGATGCGTATTACCAAACCTTGCCCACCTTCGACGGACTGAGCCACCCGGATTCGGCCAATCCGGGCCAATCCCTGCCCGGCATGGCTGTCGATGTCATCGACCCCATTGCCAATCCAAGGCCCGGCCCGGATGGCCGCATTGAATTTATCGTCAACCCTGCTGTGCCACCCTAAAAATCGCCATGAAAATCTATCCAACACCGGGCCGGAATGTCCCCGACCCTGACCGGAATAACGCTTTCCTCCCGCCGGCCGGAAGGGAAGTTGAATATCCCTATAACCAATATTGGTCGCGCCGTTTTGAGGACGGCGATATTACACACATTCCTCCCGGCCCGCCCGCCGTGAGTGCAGTAAAACCGCCTAAATCAGAGGAATAACCATGGCAGTCTCCACCGGAATCCCAAACACTACCCGAGTCCCGCTATTTTATGCGAGGATGGACAACTCCCAGGCCAACCTCTACCAGGGCAATTTCGTTACCCTGCTGATCGGCCAAAAACTCAGCGCGGGCACCGCCCCCGCCAATGTGCCCGTCATCGTGGGCAGCCAGTTGCAGGCCAATACCCTGTTTGGCCGAGGGTCCATGCTGGCCCGCATGTATGCCGCCTATCTCCGCTCCAATCCGGCGGGCGAAATCTGGTGCCTGCCTGTGGACGAAAACAGCAGCGGCACCGCCCAGAAGGGCATCATCACCGTCACCGGCTCGGCCACCGCGGCGGGCACCATCAACCAGTATATTGCCGGGCAGCTCGTCCAGGTCGGCGTTTCCGCCTCCGACACCGACACCGTCATCGCCGCAGCCATTGCCGCCGCCATCAATGCCCAAGCCGACCTGCCGATCACGGCGACGTCGGCTTCGGGCGTCGTGACTTGGACGTGCAAGTGGAAAGGCGAGACCGGCGGCGACATCCAAGTCGGCGATTCCTATCAAGGGCTGGCCGGCGGCGAGAGCCTGCCTGCCGGGATTAGCCTAGCCTATGCCTACACCACGGCGGGGACGTCGAATCCATCGCTGACCGCGGCGATCACCGGCATGGGCGACGAGGTGTACGACTTCATCATCCACCCCTTCACCGACACCACCAGCCTCGCCGCCATCGCCGGGGAACTCAACGACACATCGGGCCGCTGGTCATACCTGCGCCAGATCTACGGCCACGCCTACACCGCCGAGCGCGGCGCACTCTCCGCGCTGACGACGTTCGGCGCCACGCACAACGACCAACATAACACCGTGGCGGCGATGGAGGCCGATGTCCAGGCCCCGAGCTGGGAATATGCGGCGGCTTATGGCGCGGCCAACGCGGTGGGCATCAGCGATGACCCGGCATGCCCCACGCAAACCCTGCCCCTGGTCGGCATTCTCGCCCCCCGCGCCGGCAAGCGATTTCTGTGGTCAGAGCGCAATGCGTTGCTGCATTACGGCATCGCCACCAGCTATGTGGACCGGGGGGGCGTGGTGCGCGTCGAGCGGGCGATCACCACCTACCAGACCAACACCCTGGGCGCGGCGGATGTGAGTTATCTCGACTCCGAAACCCTGCACCAGAGCGCCTACATCCTCCGCTATCTCAAGACGGCCGTCACCTCCAAGTATGGCCGCTACAAGTTGGCGGACGACGGCACCACCTACGGGGCCGGGCAGGCCATCGTCACGCCCAGGGTCATTCGGGGCAAACTCATCGCGGCCTACAATGATTTGATAATAATTGGCATGGTGGAGAATATGGCGGCGTATCAAGCCAATCTTATTGTCGAACGTGATCCACTCGATACAGATCGCATCAACGTGCTGTTCCCGCCCGACTACATCAATCAGTTGCGCGTATTCGCGCTGCTCAACCAATTCCGCCTGCAATATCCGGCGGCTTAACAATCCTCACGGGCGGCCTGCGCGCCGCCCCTTACTTGGAGCAAAAACATCATGGGCGTAAGACTCGGCGGAATTTGTGCCATTACCCTAGATGGCGCTCGTTTTTCGGTATCCGGCAATGCGGAGGCCCCGTTTGCCCCCACGGTCAAGGAGGCTGTCATGGCCTTGGACAGGGCTGCGGGCTACACCGAAAAAGCGCAGCGACAATACCTCAAACTGGAAGCCATCGTCACCCCGGATTTCCCCAGGGCGCAACTTGCGGCGGCGACCAATGCCACCGTCACCGCCGAATTCGCTAACGGCTGGGCCTATACCCTCACGGGGGCGTGGGCCGAGGGCGAAATCAACGGCAACATGGTCGATGGCAAAGTCAACATCGAGCTTACTGGTATCGCAGGATTTTGGGAATGAAAACCATCACGTTAAAAACCCCTCTCACCCGTCCCAACGGCGAAGTCATCACCGAGCTACACCTCCGCGAGCCGACCGCCGAGGATGCTATCAAGCTCGGCTATCCCTACCGGGTGGTCATGAGCGGCAACGGCGCGGCCATCGAGCAGCTCCCCGGTGTGGCGCTGGAATATGCCGCCACGCTGACGGGCTACCCCAAGGCTGCGCTCAAGGTTTCCCTGCCCGATTTGATGGTCCTGCAAAACGAGTTGCAGGGTTTTTTTATGGGTTCGGCAGCGGAACCGGCCACGACCTTCGAAAGCTGATCGAGCTTTGCTTCGACCTCGCCTATTTCTGGCACAAAGACCCCGACCGCATTTTTGCCCTGCCCATCGCCCGGCTTGCCCTTTATCTGGAGCAAACCGGGCGGATTTCTGACCGTCTGAACGAAAAATAACCCCATGGCCAACGCCGCCAACATGAAGGTCATCATCAGCGGAATCGACAATCTGTCGCCGCTGTTGAAGTCGATCAACAAAAATCTGGGGGCGTGGGAGCGGCAGGCCAAGGCCATCGGCAAGGGCGGCCTGCCGATGGGCATCGCGGCGGGCGCGGGCGCGGCCCTGGCGGTGAAATCTTTCCGCGAGGCGGAAGACGCGGCGATCCAGCTCCAAAACACCATGATGTTGAAGGGCGGCGAAGTGCCGGCGCTTTTCCAGGGCATCATCGACCAGGCCAACCAGTTGGGCGCGAAGCTGCCCGGCGCGACCGCCGATTTTGAAAAGATGGCCGCGCAGTTGCGCGGCTTGGGTGTGGCCGATAAAACCATCGCGGGCGGCGCACTGGAGGCGACGGCCAAGCTCGGCGTCGTCACCAAGCCGTTGGGGGAATCTTACGAAAGCGCGGCGGAGGCCATGGCGAAGTTCGCGCAATCCCTTGGCATTGCCGATAAGGATATGGTGCCCTTTGCCGACACTGTGCAACGGGCCGCGCACTTGGGGGCCAAGCTCCAGGATATGCAATATGCCATTGCCAGGGCTGGGGCTCCTATGCAAGCCATGGGGCAGAGCGGCTTAAAGGCGGCGAATGATCTAGTGCCGCTGATTTCCATGCTGATCCGCACCGGCATGAGCGGCGAAGAGGCAGGCACTGGCATCAAGAAACTGATCGAGGTCTTTACGATCCATGGCAAATTCACCACCATCCCGCAGATGGTCAAGGATTTGGAAAAATTCTATAACGCGGATAAATCCCATGCCATGGAGAATTTCACCAAGGCATTCGGCGCGGAACATGCCGCCAAGGCCCTGGCCATTGCCCAAGGCGGCTACAAGGAAATCACCCAGGAAATGGCAAACCAAGCCTCATTGAATGCGCGCATCGGCAATTCGCTGAACTCCCTCAGCAACAAAATGGAAAATCTGGGGGGCAATGCCGAAAACCTGGCCGCCAGTGTCGGCAAGGTGTGGTCTCCCGAGATGAAAAAAGCGGCGGATGCCATGGCCGGATGGATCGGGAAAATGGACGAATGGGTCAAGGCCAATCCGCAAATTGTCAAGACCATGACCGCCATCGCCGGGGCCTTGGTCGGCGTCAAGATTGCCGCCACGGCGACCGCTGTGGCCTTGGGCGCGCTGCGCTTCGCCACGATGTTGGGTCCGGTCGGCCTTTGGGTCAATCTCCTGGCGGCGGGAGCGGCCTTGATTATCACCAATTGGGATAAAGTGGGGCCTTATTTCGAGCGGATCAAAAAAGGATTGAGCCAGATCCCTCGCTCACTCGAACTAATGGCAACTTTGTTGTCATTGCGTTATATCGCCTTGCTGGGGCCTGTTGGAATGTTAGTCGGTACATTGGCGACTGGCGCGGCCTTAGTGATTGCCCATTGGGACAAAATTGGTCCTTGGTTTGAAGGGCTTTTGGAACGCATAAAAAAAGGCATTGATAATGCCAGCCAGGACTTCAAGGATATGCTTGATGGCCTGCCCAAACTTTGGGAAGACGCCAGCGCCGCCATTTTCCAGGTCTGGGATGCCATGGGCCGGAAATGGGATGAAATGGTCAAGGGCTGGCACGATAGCATTGATTGGATGCGCGGCCTGGTCGGCCTGTCGCCGGTCGAGTGGAATGCCCCGCAAGCCCTGCCGCCCATGCCGGAAAAACCCTCCTCCGGGGTAATGGATTGGCTAAAAAGCTGGGTAGGCACGGCCCCCGCCCAGCCGCAAGCAATGCCCGATCTGGGGCCGGACATTGCCAAACTGGCCGAAGGCGCGCAAAAGCTCACCAATGTCGATGCGAACTTGATAAAGGCCGTCATCGCGGCGGAATCGGGCGGAAATCCCAAGGCGTTTTCCGAGAAGGGGGCTAAGGGCCTGATGCAATTGATGCCCAAAACCGCCGAGCGTTTCGGCGTGTTCAACGCCTGGGACCCCGGCCAAAACGTGCTGGGCGGGGCGAAGTATTTGAAATTCCTGCTGGACAAGTTCCGGGGCAACGAACCACTCGCCATTGCCGCTTACAATGCCGGGGAAGGCAACGTAGACAAATATGGCGGCATCCCGCCCTTCAAGGAAACCCGCGAATATACCGACAAAGTGCTGAATTTCCTGCGGCAACAACGCCTGCCCACCAACGCAATGGCCCCGCTGCCCGCCAACGCGACGGCCCCGCTGCCCGCCAACGCGACGGCCCCGCTGCCCGTTGTGTCTGGCGATATTGCCAAGCTGGCCAAGGGGGCGGAAAAGTTGGCCAGCCTTAATATTGAAAATACGCCCCCGATTAACATCTACAATTCCGCACCAAGCTTATCCTTTCCTTCCGACGATATTGCAAAATGGTCCGATGGCGCTGAAAAACTCACCCGCTTCTTGCGCCCCGATAAAGATGGCGAAGCCACAGTCCCTCCTGTGTACCCTGCCTGGAATGAGCAAACGAACCAAACCAGCGGCATTGCCCCGTTGGAAAGACCCGGCGACTACAACACCCAGATCCTGGATTATCTGCTCCAGGACCGGCAACGCCAGCGTGGCGCGGTGGATGTGAACTTCAACAACGCGCCGCCGGGGATGCGCGTCGAGCCGAAAAAGGGCAATACCCTCGACATCACCCCCAACGTCGGCTATCGCAGCCTCGGGCCGGTCGGGATTCGGTAAGCCGTGGCGAGCCTCCTCGACAACCTGCGCCCGGCCTCTTTCCGGGGCGTGGCCTTCCGGGTCGTGGAGACCGACCTGGCCGCCGGTCGCCGGACGCAATTGCACGAATACCCGCAGCGCGACAAGCCCTATGCGCAGGACATGGGCCGGGCTTCGCGCATGGTACGGTTCCAGGCGTTCGTGGTCGGCAAGGATTATATCGCGCAGGCCGGCAAGCTGTTGACCGCCCTTGAAGCGGGCGGCCCGGGCGAGCTGATCCACCCTTGGTTCGGCACCCTGCGCGTCTCGGTGCTAGATCCAGCATCGGCAAAATTCGACCAACGCCTAGGCCGTGCCGAATTTTTTTTATCCTTTGTCGAGTCCGGTGACCTCACCTATCCCTCTGCAACCGCAGACACTGCCGCCGCCAGCCGTTCCGCCGCCAGTAGCCTCCAGGCCAAGGCGGCGGCTTTTTTTGGCGCGGTGGCGAAATTCGCTGGCTTTCTCAATCGGGTTGTCGTCCAGGCGCTATCCATCTATGGCACGGTGCGCGGCATCATCGCCAATCCGCTCGGCTTTGCCCTGTCGTTGCTGGGCTATTCCACGCTGCCGGGCAATCTGGTCAGCCTGTCGGCCCTCTTTGGCAATCCGCTGGACTTGGGCAAAAACTACGGTGCAATGCTGTCGGTGGCGCCCATCGCCACCCGCCTGACGGCCTCCGCAACCTCGCCGTCCGCCGTGGACAAAACCCTGATTCCCATCATCGGTGCCTTGGTCGATGCCGCCGGACATCCGGCCATGGCTGATCCGCTCGGCATCACATCGCCCGCCGCGCCCGCATCGGCCAACCCTGTCATCCCGGCCAACATTGATCCCTATGTCGATCCTGGCGTCCAGGCGCAATATCTTTCCAAATCAGATGCTTACACGTTGGCGTCGCCGCTGATTTTGGCCCTTGGCGGCGCTATCGACCTGCCGTCCTTGCCCGCATCTACCGGGGGGATGACGGTCGCCCAACAACAGCAATTCGCCAACACGGCAGCGATTTACGGCCAGACGCGCCAGCTCCTGCTGGTGCAAGCGGTGGGCCTGTCCAGCCTGCTGGCATGCACGGTCTATGACGAGGTCATCGGCATCCGCGACCGTCTCTGTGCGGCGCTTGACCGGGAGGCGCTGGCCGTCAGCGCGGGGGCGTCGCTCCTCGATGTCGCGCGCGGCGCGTCCGTTGCGGCGCGGCTGCCCTTGTCGGTTGCCGCGCCCGGCGTGGCCAACGACCTGTATATTGCCTTGACCAAAGCCCGCGCGGCGGTTTTCGAGGACCTGACCACGCGGGCCCAGGATTCGGCCCGGCTTGTCAACCTGAAATTGCCGGTCCCGCTTCCTGCCCTGGCGGTGGCCTACGATCTCTACGAAGACGCGGCCCGTGAAACCGAAATCATCGGGCGCAACCACGTCTGGCATCCCGGATTCTTGCCGCCCGTCAATTTGCAGGTGTTGAGCCGCTAATGGCCGATTGGCAAACCATTCCCGGCACAACCAAACCCCGCAAGGCTGCGCCGATTGACGAGCGCGACCTCGTCACCTTGGCCGTGGGCGATCAAGCCTATGAGGGGTGGAAATCCGTCCGCATCGAGGCCGGAATCGAACGCGCGGCACGCTCCTTTGAGGTCGAAGTCACGCTGGAATGGCCGGATTCTGGCGGCGTGGCGCACCCCATCAAGCCGGGCGATCTGGTTGAGGTGCGCATCGGCGGGGACTTGATGTGCACCGGCTATGTCGATGCCCGCCCTGTGGAGTATGACGCCAGCGGCATCAATGTCCGCATCATCGGGCGCTCGAAAACGGGCGACCTGGTGGACTCCTCCGCCGATAATTCGGGTGGCCAATTCACCGGCCAAACCGCTCCACAGATCATCGAAAAGTTGGCCGGCCAGTACGGCATCAAGATCGTCGGGCAAGGCGCGGCGGGCGACACGATCAAGGAGCATCAAATCCAGCAAGGGGAAAGCGTCTTTGAATCGATGGATCGGGTGGCGCAAGCGCGTCAAATCCTCATCACGGACGATGCAAACGGCAACCTAGTCCTCGCCGCCCCAGGTAGCGCAGGCAAAGCCTCCAGTGCTTTGCAAGTCGGCGTCAATATCCTATCCGGGGTTTGCGGCTTCGACTATTCCGAAGTGTATGGGGAGTACATCGTCAAAGGGGCGCAGTCGGGCAGCAATGACCTGTTCGGGTCCGCCCTCGCCTCCGAGGGGAGGGCGCAAGACCATACCATCCTGCGCCGCCGCACCCTCATCTTGCGCCAACAAGGGCAGGCCGACGCCCGCACCGTGGGCGACCGTGCGGCGTATGAAGCCAAGCTGCGCGGTGCCAAGGCCCAAGAAGCCCGCTACACCGTCGCGGGCTGGCGGCAAGAGGATGGCAGCCTGTGGCGACACAACCAGACCGTGCGCATTGTCGATCCGATTATTGGCATCAACGCGGAATGGGTCATCACCGCGACGAACTACACCCTCGACTTGCGCGGGCAAATCACCGAACTGGTGGTGTTGCCCTTGGATGCCATCACCGCCATGGCGCAAATCCGGGCGGAAGAGTCGCAGTCCGCCACCACCCCCAGCGGCGGTGGACTGGATTGGTCGAAGGCCGGGCAATGAGCCGCAACATGCACAACATGCTGGCCAGGGGCGAAGTGGCGCTGGGCGACTCCTCGCCCAAGCTGCAAACCCTCCAGGTCAAAATGCTGGCGGACGAGGGCAAGGCTGGAGTCGAACATTTCGAGCCTTACGGCTGGACCTCCGCACCTTTGGCCGGCGCGGAGGTGTTCGTCTCCTTCCTGGATGGCGACCGCTCCCACGGGATTGTCACGGTTGCCACCGACCGGCGCTACCGCATCCAAGATTTGCAGCCGGGCGAAGTGGCGATCTTCACCCACGAAGGCGACTCGATCATTTTCCGCAATGGCCATGAAATCGACCTGGCCACGCACACCCTCAACATCGTGGCCACGACGATCAACAGCCGGGGGGCATGGCAGCATACCGGGAAGCTGACCGCCTCAGATGATGTGTTGGCGCGTACAGTCAGCCTTTACAATCATGAGCATAGCGGCGTCCAACCTGGCAGTGGCTACTCTGGCCCTCCCATTGGCGGAGGCAGTGATGGCGGCGGTTTGGGCATCATGTCGGGCGACGGCGGCGCGGCGGCAGCGTATCTCGGGGGCATCGCGTGAGTGATTCGCCGTTCCTGATCGAGTTAAAAGCGTTTGCCGATGGGCTGGCCGGAATATTGGGAAATCGGACGGCGCTCACAACCGCCGACAAGTCCACCCACGTCGCGGCCTTGAATGAGCTTGTTGCGGGGTTGGCGGGCGCGTTGAAATCGGCGCAGCTTGGCGCGGCCAGCGGGGTGTGTCCCTTGGATTCAGGGGGTAGGATTGCGGCGGCTTATTTGCCGAGCTATGTGGATGATGTTGCAGAATATTCCAGTTTATCGGAATTGCCAATTACCGGCTCTGCCGGTGTCATATATCTTACTCAGGATACTAATTTAATATACCGCTGGAGCGGTTCAGTTTATTCACGGATTGACCCGTCGCCGGGTTCAACGGATGCCGTGCCGGAAGGATCGGTAAACCTCTACCATACGGCTGCGCGAGTTTTAGCGCTCTTAACGGCTGCGAATATCGAAAGCGGGCTAGGATTCACACCCTACAATTCAACGAATCCAAGCGGGTTTCAAACCGCCTCACAAGTAGCGAGTGCATTAGCCGGGTATGCCCCGCTGACCTCCCCGGCGCTGACAGGTATGGTGAAGGCCACTTGGTCAGCGGTCAATAATGGCGCTGCCATTATTGTCCCGGCCAATAGCGTTTCGCATTTTGTTCCGGCGGATTGCACCATCAAAGGCATCGTCATCTTGGGGCAGGGTGGCGCGGGAAGCTGCACAGTCGATGTTCGAAAAGGCGTTCTTTCAGGATGGCCTTCCACCGCAAGTATTTGCGGCTCGACGCTCCCCGCCATTGCCTCTGGCAATTATTATCAAGATATGGCTTTGACCGGCTGGACAACCACCTTGTTGAACGCCAATGACACCTTGATGTTTAGTTTGCAATCAAGTGTGTCTTTTAATTCAATCACTGTATTCTTAATATTCGGATAAGTTAATGGCTACTCAAGCATTTTTATCGGTTATCGACCATACATCTACTGCGGGGTTCTTGGCATGGGGGAGTGAGTGGAATGCCAAACATGCCGCTGCCGGACTGGTGCAAATCTCATTGGCTGTTGAGCCGGGGCAAATCAACTGGGCGACGGCGACTAGGCCGGGTATCAATACCATAGCCGGGTATGAAATATGGCAAATGAACGATTCCATTGCCGGAGCATATCCAATATATTTCAAAATTGAATATGGGACTGATTCGTTGGCAAATGTTCCAGCTATTTACATGACGGTTGGCACAGGGTCGAATGGTTCTGGCGGATTGACGGGTCAGTTATCCACAAGATCAAAAATAACCAAGAATTTAGCGCCATCATCAACCACAACAACGTGGATGTCTTATTTATGCGTCACCGAGGGCGCATATAATATTTTGTGGAAAGTCGCTGCGCCCAATGTCGGAATTTCGGCACTGGGCAATTTTCGGTTTGAAAGGACGTTAAGTGATGACGGAAGTATGAATGGAATAGGATATAGGATATACGTCCCAACAGGAACAAATGCGGATACACAGCAATGCGTAAGAGTGGCATCTCCTGCGGTGACATATCCGCTTACGGCGAAATGGGGGGTAATGATTCTTGCCGGTCAAACCAGTAGCGACGACGGGATGGGCCATAAGCAAGCGTTTTTGCATGAGGGGGTAGAGCCAGTAGCAAGGTTGCTGTTCGCAACTAATTCAGTGTTCTCTGCTGAATATGGCGTAGGCATTGTTTTTTCGCTTTCACTCCCTTGGTTTTTATCCCCAAAAACATATTTAAGCTGGGGGGCAATGGTTGGCGGTGATTGCACTTCCACTTCTTCCACAACCATGGGCGTTGCGGTAATTTGGGAATAATCAATACAGGATATATCATGTCAACATTATATGCTCCAGGCAACGCCTTAAAGCCTTCAAGCAAGGCATTGCCAATCACTAATATTCCTCAGCTTGTTTCACTTTCGCCACCGATCAAAGCCGCTCCGGTCGTCCCCGTTGCGGCTTCAGGTGTGGCTGCTTATTCAGGATAATCATAAATGAATAATATTGAATTACAATTAAGCATTGATGGAATAAGCATAGAGCCTGACAAAGTAAGCAATCGCTTACTCCGGTCAGTGATTATTTCATTGTTCACCTGGCGACGCGCTGAGGTGGATGACATATTGCCCGCCAACCAAAAGTTTGGCTGGTGGGGGGATATTTATCCCGCCGTAGCCAATGATCGGATAGGTTCCCGCCTATGGTTATTGAGCCGGGCCAAGTTTTTACCCGATGTGCCGGGGCGGGCCAAGGAATATGCCGAGCAAGCCTTGGCTTGGCTGGTCGAGGATGGCATTGCCAGCACCGTGGAAGTGCAAGCCGAGCGGCAGGGCCTTGAGAGGCTGGCACTTGCCTGTCTGATCGTGCGCGGCGACGGCGCGAAAATGAATGTCCGGTTTGCCGATATTTGGGGATATTTGTCCAATGTTTAATCGTTCTTCCTTGCTGGACCTTATCAATCGCACCCGCGACGATCTGTTATCCCGTCTACCGAACGACGATCCGCTGAGGCGCTCGGATGCGATAGTTTATGCCCGCGTCTTGGCTGGAGCCGCTAACGAGCTGTACGGCTATCTCGAATGGCTTTCCAGCCAGATTATCTACGATACCGCCGACGCCGACATGCTCAGGCGCTGGGCGGCGATCTGGGGCATTTATCCCAAAGCCGCTTCCGCTGCTTCGGGGACCGTCGATCTGACGGGCAATGCCGATGCCCCCATCCCGGCTGGCGCGATTCTCCAGGCCTATGACGGCCAGCAGTACAGCGTCGATGTTGCCGCCGCTATTGCCGGCAGCTCTGCCACCGTCGCACTCACTGCCGTAGTCCCTGGCCTCGCGGGCAACCGGCAAGCGGGGCAAACGCTCACGTTTGTCAGCACGCCGCCCGGCGTGTCGGCGACGGGCATCGGCGGCTTGATAAGCGGCGGGGCGGATGCCGAGACGGATGATTTCCTGCGGACACGATTCATGGCCCGCATCCGCCAGCAGCCGCATGGAGGAGCGGCCTTTGACTATGTGGCCTGGGCTTTGGAGGTGGCGGGATTTACTCGGGCTTGGTGCTTTCCTCTGGAAATGGGGGCCGGAACGGTCACAGTGCGCGGCATGTGCGACGATTCCTACCCGGATGGCATCCCCGAGGCTGGCGACATTGCGGCGCTGCAAAGCCATATCGAGGGCTTGCGCCCGGTCACTGCAAATGTGATATGTGTGGCCCCTATCCCGGACGCGCTCAATTTCACCATCAGCGGGCTTTTGCCGGGCACGACCGCCGTCCAGGCGGCCGTGGAAACGTCGTTGCGCGAACTCATCCGCGCCGAATCGGCACCGGGCGGAACATTGCGCTTGAGCCATTTGCAAGGGGCGATCCGCGACGCGGCGGGGGTGGAAGATTTCACGCTTGTATCGCCCTCAGCCAATGTGGTTAGCTCAACCGGCCATATATCAGTCTTTAATTCAATCACTTGGGCGTAATATGGCCTTTTCCGCAGCCGATTACCAGCAGATGCTCGCAGGCTTGATGCCCCAAGGCCCGGCCTGGCCAACCGAACCGGGAACGGAAACCGCCTTAACCTTGGCAGGGCTGGCGCAGGAATTGGCGCGGCTCGACGCCAGGATTGACCGGCTCATCGAGGAGGCCGACCCGCGCACGGCGTTAGAACTGCTCGCCGATTGGGAGCGCTTGACCGGATTGCCGACGCCTTGCATGGCCGGCCAGGCGCAAAACCTTGACCAACGCCGCGCCGCCGTAGTGGCGCAGCTCACCGGCCTGGGTGGCCAACGCCCAGCCGATTACATCGCCCTCGCCGCCGCGCTGGGCTATACCATCACCATCACCGAATTTTTCCCACTGTCGTGGGGAATGACTTGGGGCGCGGCATGGGCGGGAGTGGATTGGGCCTATGGCTGGCAAATCAACGCGCCCCAGACCACCCGGACTTTTGCCCAGTTTGGCGTCAACGGATGGGGAGACCGTTGGAGCGCGTGGGGAAACCTGTTGTTAGAGTGTGTTATTCGTCCCCGAATCCCCGCCCACACTATCATCCTTTTCACTTACACTTAGGAGTCACAAATGGACAATCGACAATGGAGCGCAGGCGCTGCAATTACCCCGCCAACCCCCGCCGCGTCGCCGGTTTCGGGTTATCCAACGAGCGGCAATCCCGCAACCGGAACGCCACCCACGCCGATTGACCCCTATTGGGGCCATGCGGTTGGGGAAGAGATTCGGGAGGTCATTGTCGCGGCGGGGATAACCCCGAATTATACGGCGCTTAATCAATTGGCGCTTGCAATTGTCGCCTTGATTCAGAATTCCAAACAAATCGACACGGTATCTGTTCTGAACACTGCTGGCAGTCATACCGTTAGCGTACCTGCGAACTGTTATTTTGCCATTATTGAAATGTGGGGGGCGGGCGCGGGAGGCGCTTCGGCAAGCGATGCGGATCACGGGGAATCAGGATCATCGGGTGCGTATTGCAAAAAATATCTTTCGGTGGTGCCGGGCGATTCATTGGTTTTCGCTATTGGCGCGGGGGGTGCCACGTATGTGGCCTCCAGCGGATCGGCTCCGGCTGGAGGCGACTCGACCCTCACCATCAACGGGACTTTGACGATGACTGCTGGAGGAGCCCAGGGCGCAACAATCGTGGGATCGTCAGGAGGTGCGCCCGGCATTCCTGGGGTTGCCATAGGTGGCGACATCAATCTCAATGGGCATTATGGGGCAGATGGTATTGGTCCAACTGTAACGGGCTATGACTCCTATCTTCCGGGAGCCAGCGCTCCATTTGGCGGCGCCGGGGGGCTTCAAAGCTATCCCAGCGCAACCGCCAAAAATGGCCAATGGCCAGGCGGCGGGGGTGCTGCCAGCCACACTGTGCAAGGGATTGGCGCCGATGGTGGAGCCATCATTGTGTTTCGCAAAACCGTAACCGCTTGA